AGTAGATACCAGTACCGCCGCCAACGATATCTTTCGGAAACAAGCCAATCTCTTTGTAAGTGTGATTGATTGCAAGCATCGGAATGTTCTTCATGGTCAGATATGGAGTCGCCATACGGAACAGACCCTTGAGTGCTTTTGCTCGCGACATATCAGCCACAGACTTTTCGTCTAGCGCATCTTCAAGTTCTTTCTTCGATGCAAGATTACCAATAGAATCGATAACGATAATCACCTTGTCTTCTTTCTCAAGTTGTTCTAATTGATTGATTAGATCAAACTTCAGTTCTTCGACATTGGTGATAGGCGTATGCAGAACACGATTCAGGTCAATACCAAAAGTTTCAAAGTAAGACTGAGGAGAACCAAACTCAGAATCGTAGAACAGCATGACTGCTTCAGGATCAGACTTCAAAAACTGTGCAGCCATTTTCAGAGCAAACGAGGTCTTGAAGTGCTTCGAAGGACCTGCTAATACAGTGAGACCAGATACTAGCCCACCACTGAGACTGCCAGACAGCGCGACATTCAGCATAGGCACATCCATAGGCGTTACTTCACGCTCATGGAAGAATTCAGATTCTGCAAGAACAGAAGTGAACTTGACCTTTGAATTCTTTTTCAGTTTGTTCATTACTGACATATAATTTAATCCTCAAGATTATTAAGATTAACACACTGATCTAGCAGAGGCAGTTTGTCCGACATGCCTGCTAGCATACGAACATCAGAGTTTAGATATTCGCCAGAATAAGCCCGTGCTTGTTTATAACTTACCTCGTCGTCTACCCGCGCACGAATAAATGTAGGAATCATTAAGGTTCTGTCATTTAGTGTTGGTGACTTCTCCATCATGCGTCGAACAATAGCAGGATTTGCGTTCTTCACATCCATGATCGTATCATAAAGTTGATTGAAGAAAGTTTGTTTAACTGCTTTGTAACCAGCAAGACCAAGTTTAGCATACGCAACTTCAAACACAGTACCGACTTGTGTTTCTGCCGCAGAGAAATGCGTAGTGTGTCGAATCAATTTCATGAAGGCAGGGATTGCTTTATCGCCACCACCAATTATAGCAAAGTCTGCAGACAAAATGCTACCAAGTTCTTGCGAATCATTCATTTCAGGCATGTAGATTACTTTTGCATTGAAAACATCTTGACCGAGCAGCATAATCATTCGCTCAATCGTTTCAATGTTTAGAGTGCACCGAATACACAGCCCTGCATTGATTTGCTTGACAAGTTTGCTGACTGCATTTAGAAACGCTGCGTCATCAAGTGTGTCGTTTTTAAGAACAGGAATATCTGCGCAGAGAACTGCTAGAGTAGGTCCCCAGGCAATTAATTCATCTACATCATCGTAACTAGCGACGCTATTTCTTTCAGTTGACTTAGTATTAAAAGCCACATCTGTAGCGCGAGCAAGAAGATTGTCACCAATAATACCAACGCGCAGTTTTTCGGGTGCGGGCTTTTTGGGTTGTTCAGGAGAAACGCTTTCTTCTTCAAATTCGTTTAGATTTTCTTCTGCCATTTTATACTCCTAGGTGTTTCGGTATGCATATTCGACAGCACGATCTGCTTCTTTTTCTAGTGGTCGACTAGTATACCAGTTTCCATTATCAATGTCAAATTTTCTGCAGAGTTCTGCGATTTGTTTTGCGGTGATAGGATAACCAGACTTGATTGCATTGCCTGCAGTTGCAACCATAATCTGATACATCTTATGATACCATCCAGTACTTGATATAGTCTGATACTGAACGGCTAGCATTCTTGGCCAGAATGGGCAGTCACGATAGTCTGTCCAAGAAATATGAGTTTTATCTAGCGCCTGCTTACGATGCTCTACTACAGCGGCTTGCAGTTCGGGTGGTAGTCTATCAAGAAAGTTATTACCTTCGCGTTCTTTGTATGGATGCTTGGCTTTTAGATAGTCAGGATCAATAGCGTCGCCGACATTAGAAAAGATAAAATTATGAGCATGAAGGTACGCAGCAGGAACATAATACATTCTTGATAAGTCTTTTGTCTGTCGGTCACCAATTTCACCAAGTTCTGCATTGAGTGCATGCCAGAAGTGTCGAATCTCTTCTCTTTCAACTTGTCGTACAATTTCAAAGACGATTCGAAATTTTGGTAGTTCGACAGTACTACTTGCAGTAGAATAACAAACATAGTTATAAGAATGCAACTTAGAAACAAGAAGTTCGTCAAGAGGGTGTCCTCCCGTGTCGAAGTCATCTACATCGACCGCTGCCCACTTGCCCCAATATGACACATTATCATTTGAGCGTGTCGTTCCCTCATGATATATAGCCGGACTGATAAGACCAGCAGTCTTCTTCGTCTCGGGAATTTTCGATAGCCCATAGAGAAGATCAACAAACTCAGCCCACGAATCAAATGACATTCGCTTGTGAGTCTTGTTGTCGAAGCGATTCTTAAAAATTGTCAGTTCAGTTTTCATAGCATCCATGATAACAAATAAAAACTACAATATCAACCAAAGAAGTCCTCAAGCGACGCTCTTGGCTCTGCTGACCAACCGACTGCTGCTAGAATCGGCTCTAGTGGATCCAGAAATGTTTTTGCGAACATAGTGTCGTAATCGACCGAGGCATGTACGCCAAACTCTCTAGGAAGCGCTGTGGGAAAGGCAATCACATTTTCTTTAATACGATTAGGGGTTTTTAGATAAATGAATTTAACCTTCTCACCATCTTGAATCAGTTCATACTTATCTTGTAGTTTTGCGCTGCTCACATGGTGATTGTACAGTAGCGAGCCACGCACATGAATTGGCGTGCCCTTGCTGTAGATTGTGTGCCGATCTTTCCACTTCGTAAGGTCAGACACACCACGAGGAAACGCAATGTCTTCAGGCGCTAGTTGCTTGAAGTCCGCTTTGAACTGTGCAATAAACTTCTGTGTTTGCGACTCAGTACCTTCGATGATAACTTTGAAAGTGTCGCGCATTTTGTCACGCACCACCTGAGGTGTGCTAGACTTGATCGCTTCAATACCCATCATCTTCAACTTAGGCGTAGAATACTGGACGCCCTCGTTATTGTGTACATTCAGAATGTAACGCTTCTTTGCCATCCAGATGCCACGATCCGCAATTGCTTCACGCTTCATGACCATACGATTTTCGTATGCGCAGGTCTCTTCTGCTAGTTTCGCATATGCGTCTGCGATTTTAGTCTCAAAATGTTCTGCGACTTTGCTCAGAAACTTGACAGGATTGGCTGGCTTGTGCAGATTGACCAAGTGCGCAAAATTAATGTACACCGAGTCCGTGTCGATGGCAATCACATAGTCGTCTTTGGTACCAAGAATCTCTTGCATTTCTGCATTTACTGCAGCCTCTGCAGTCTTGATGGCGCGCTGACCAGACATGGTGACACCTTCTGCAATCTTCTGATCGAAGTAGCGGAAGTATTTGTTGGCTAGCGCGCCGTAAAGACTGTTCATCAGAATCTTGATTGCCATTTGCTGATTGTCTAGCGTAGCAATTTGGTTCTCAAGTTTCTTTGTAGGCGCCTCTTCGTATTGCTGCTTTGCTTCAAGCATGGCTTTCTTGATGTTCACGCGATCATCATAGAACTTACGAATAACATTAGGAATGATGCCTTCGAAATCTTTTCGGAACATAGCACCATTTGCGCACTTGGTTGTCTCTACTGCCTCGTCATAACACATTGTCTCGGGTGACATGTTGTACTGAACAATAATGTTCGGATAAAGAGAGTTAAGGTCAAACGATACAACCCAGTCATGAGCACCGACCATGGGGTCTTTCACATAGCCACCAACAATCTTGCCAGCATCATGGTCGATAGGCGGCTTAGGTGGAATGACTACATTGTTCCGAGTCAATTCGTTATAGATGATTGAATCCCAGATTGCGGTCGTACCAAAGGTATCGCTGAAGTTGGTCTTCGCTTGATACGCCATGGTCATTGCCAGAGAAATGAGACCCATCTTCTCTTCGAATCGATCTACTAGTTCAGTGTCTTTGATGTTATAGTCAATAAACTTTTGGTAGTCATGCTTGTACAGGCTGTGCAGTGAACCATATTCGTCATACGATAGTTTGCGCTCGCCTAACACCACATGCGCAATATGGTCAAGTTTATAAGATTCTTGCTCACCCCAAGTTTGCTTGCCGAACTTCTTGAATAGATCAAGGTAGTCCATCTGAGAAACGCCTTCGATATCGTAAGCGATTTCTGTATTGTTCATGATGCGAACCTCACGCTCGCGCACGAGACCCCACGGCGAAAACTTTTTGATCGCATCAGCATGAACCACCTGAGACGCTCGGCGAATCAGATAAGGAATATCGAACAGTTTACTATTCCAGCCAGTAAGAATATCAGGGCAGTTGCTTTTCCACCAATTGATGAATGAATCAAGCAGAACATATTCGTTATCACAGTGAAAGTATGTAATCTCATGATCATTCAGAGAGGTGTCATACTCACCAATACCCCAGACATAATACATGTTAGACTGGTTAGTCTTAGCAGCAATTGAGATAACAGGGTGTGCGGCTTCTCTCGGATGCGGGAAGCCTGCATCAGAAGCCACCTCAATGTCAATGGTCATGACTTTAATTAGGTCACGATCAAATGTCATTGCATTCGGAAAGGTGTCACCAATAAACTGAGTGACATAGTTGGTCTGCCCATGAACAGAGAAGTTGGGAACATTCTCGTATTGTTTCATGAAGTCAGATGCTTCAGACATACTGTCGAACTGCATAGGCTCGACAGCCTTGCCAAAGAGAGTCTTGAACTTGCCTGTAGCGCGTGGGCTTTCTACAAACAAAGTAGGGCGATACGGAATCTTGCGTGTTACGCTTGATCCATTTTCGTAGCCTCGATAGAGGAGATTGTTGCCGTAGCGTGTGACATAGGTATAAAATTTCATACTATAATCTTATCACTTATCATGTGCAAAGTCAATGAAATGAAAATTAGGATGCGACTCTGGAGTGTAAAGATTTTGAATCTTAGGGCGATCAGTCACCGTCGACCCTTTCGTAGAGTCTATCAATTGTGTGACTGGCGCGTCAATTGTTTTGTGTGGATTTTTAAATGCCCGAGAGACATTGTACGAAATGCCAGTTTGATTTTGTTTACCCAACTTTGGCCAGTATACATTTCGTCTTTGATTTGCAGTGGTTTCTGATACTATGTCCGTGACGGTATGTAGAATCCCCATCGGACCTCTGGTCTTTGTATTCAAATCGTTTTCAACATACTGGCAGAACAACTTAGCGACTTCGGGATGAGCAGTGTAACACTCCATCGCAATACCAATATTGCAGGTAAGCATCTGCGTATACTTAGACATAATCATTCTAAAAGTGTCTTCATGCTCAGGGCGAAGATATGCATCATGTTCCATGATCCAAAATCTTTTACCAGATGCTATCATCTTCATTATGCGATACTGAGAACAGATTGAAGCCTCTTCTTGTGGTGATCTATTTTTGTTTTTAGAAAAAGATATGTCTAAAAGTGTGTCAGGAGTTATGCATTGGATCGGATGAATTTCAAAAATGTCTTTGACTCTTTCGAATGATTTAAGCGCATG